GCCGTTATCAGCCACAGGCGGAGACAGCTCCCCTTGTCACGAATTTTTGACAGTCATTTACGATTGTAGACATCATCAGGTCCTCGCGACAGGAGGAGATCTTCTCCTTCTCCCCGTGCCGATCCGATCGGATGCAAAAATGGCCTTCGAAGAGCTCGAAGTCCATTCCACCCAAATAAACATGCCGGCCTTGCGGACGCATAGGCGCCTCGTAAGGACGGTCTTCCACTATACTGGCTATCCTACCATACAGATCCCAGGGATGGTATCCTTGGCTCTCTACGAGATCGCAGAGACCAGGTTTCATCACCATATGGGGCGAAGGATCTGTCAAAAGAGTCCCGAGTGGACTATGAGCCCGGATCTGCGCAGTACCCTTTTTGGGCCGCATGAATTTCTTCCGGAGCTTATAAAAGTTGCCACTCGAGGCAGGGACGACGGCATTCTCATCGAGAGAAGGCATCAGCGCTTGAGCCCAGTAGACGAATTGCTCGTCCTCTCGGATCTGGCGCTCGTCGCCCCAGGGATTAGGATTACGATCCCCCTTTTGTCGCTGCCTCATCTTCGAGGCACAACGTTCACCGGCCCGCACCCATTCGGGAACCTCCTTTTCCTCTGACGGAAAGGTGGTGGGTTCCTCCTCGTGATGTAGGAGGAACTCTGCGAAATTCAACTGAAAGTCCGAGAAAGACTCCGGACCCAGGTGCCGAGTGATGGGAAGTCCCAGGCCGCCCAGATGGGCTGGCAACCAATAGGACATCCCAACAGGAAGGGTTCCCAGGATCTTCTTGTGATCCCTCAAAAACCAACCCATCATTTCGTCCGCCCGCTCGGGCGTATGACCCTCGATAAATTTTCTTGCCAAAGCTGGCAAATCTCGGTAGGTCCTTTCCCGGCCACCCTTCGGATCGAAGGGAGACAGGAAGCCTACATTGACATAAGGTACGAGGGAAAACCAAATCTCGGAGGGTAGGACGAGCCTTACACGCCCCCGAGCTGATTCACGCACTACAGGATGTGCCTCGATGATATAAGTGGTGGAATTCATTTGTATGAACTTCGCGGAGACATAGGTCTTCCCCACGGAGCTCTCCATCCCACTAACACCGGCTATCTTTTCCCATAGACAGAATCGGAAATCCTTGTCGATTGCGAACACGCAGTCATCCCCGTTGACCAACAGAGGAGCGTCACGAAGGTCCATGAACCGTGGCGGTTCATCGGCCCAATCGTTCTCCTTCTGTGCGTCAAAACCGTTAGTCTCCATCGCATACCTGCAGATCGCAGCATTGATAAGACACAGGATGGGAAAGCTTGATGGGGATCCCATCAGCTGACCATTCGTCTGCCGGAGCCTAACCGGCCGCGCCTTCCTCCCTTCACCCTCCTTATATTCGAGGGTATGCCCTACGAGGCTCGCAATAAAGATCTTGCGGTCGAGGGCAGAGAGTCCGACGCAGTCGGCCAGACACTTGGCAGCGCCGCGCGACATTTTCGCCATCAGACAATTCGTTGAATCCTTGTAGTCACCCGAGACAAACGTGGTTCCCGGGAGAACCCCCCGGAATCTTTTGGCTAACAATTCCCCACTAATCGGCTCACCGATCAGGGAGAAGCAAGGGTGCTTCTTGAGTACACGCCACATGAACTGCTGTAGATCACGCAGATACCAATAGGCGAACTCAGGCCCCTTTGTGACAACCCTCACCTTACACGGCTCTGGGACCGCAATAGGCGAGGCGAGGAAGGGTTCCTCGCTCACTATCTCCTCACCCAACAAATCTACCACGCGAAGAGCAAAAGCGTGTTGAGACTCATCAGTCAGGGGAGTCAGATTGACTGCCTTGTCGGGGTGCAGACCGAATCCGCGGAATGCCCGGGTCTTACCCTGGAGCTCCAGCAGGACATAGGTCGCCGCCCCCCCTTCGATTCCGGGAGAATTAAAATGCCCTTTCCGTGAAGGAAAATAGGGCTTCTCCCGATGGACAAACGTTTCCCTCCCGAAAACTTCGATTGTCGTTCGACGAATTTCCACCATAAGACGCCGGAGGAGGGATCTGTGTCCCTCGTCCCGTGCGCGGAAACCGTCGACTTCGGTCAACGCTTTACGATGCTTGAGCAGGCCGGCAGCTATCTCTTGTTTCGAGACCACTGCGGTACCCTTGTTCAAGAACCTGAGGTGTAATGCCTTCCCAAGAGAACGGGAATGCAGCGGCTTGTCGTCTTGGCAAAGCTTCCTGCGAAGCTTGCGCACGACGGACTTCAGGAAGCGCCCAGCCCTCCCAGGAATGACCTGAGAGAAGAGGGGCGGCTTAACCCAGCCCGTAGCCTCACCTTTAGGATGAAGAATGGCAGCCGGGACAGCGGGTAAAGGCTGTCCGACCGCATAAGAATAGAGGGCCGCACCCCACCACTTCAAAATCGAAGTGAGGTGCCCCTCCTCTGACCATTTCTTCCACCGCCCTAACCAGGGATTCACATCCACAGGAGTTAGGGGCGCCATCCGGAATATCCTTGACAAGCTACGATAGACGTTAGCCATGTCATGGGCGGCTATTTCCCCGTGAATACCGCCCTCCGCAAAACCGCAGATAACCTTAATGGTCTCGCGATGCCCCTTGGGGCATTGATCGACCATCTCTGCGGTGGAGGATTTTCCTTCCAGCCAGTAATGCAAATACTCGAAACTTTTCTTGTTTTGTTGCATCTGATCACTGTACGTCACTATAGATCTAATCTGTGGTGTCTGACGCTG